AAACAATTAAAGAGTTCTTGTTACCACTAATTCAAGAGAAGGCTGTAAAAGAATCAGGTTGGTGGTAAATTAAATAACTATGAAATAATGTTACTTATATTATTTCAAAGTGATTGAAATCGATTGATAAACATGGGCACAACTCCGGAAATATATATAGAGTATAATACCAAAGTCATGCCCATAAATAATTAAGCAGGAATCGGTTTGTTATATACGGTTTGTTGTGTTTGCTTCGAATGAAGCATGATATCTGCCATACGGTCCATGTCGTCAATATGTTTTCCGAAGGTATGTGAAACAACGATATGACGAAGTAAACTTGTGGAAACCATCTTTCCAAACTCATTGTGAAATATTCTTCGAAAGTTGTGTGTTATTTGGTTACTAGTCATTGGTTTGTTTGTTTTTAAATTAATCAGAATGTATTCTGGATTGGGACTGACCTTTAACCAATCTCGCATGTAACCAATAACATTTCTGTCAGTAATTTTAATTGTCTTAATTCCATATACTTTCTTGGTCTTGTAATTTGATATATGTAGGCTGATGTTATTGGGTGATACAATCATATAATTATTATTACTTTTATCTTCGGAACTAAGCTGCACAAATGCCCTTTTCGTCAATACTCTGGTATTAGATAAGTCATTGCGAACTGGATATGTTAACCAAAATTTAACCATAAATCTGTCTTGTATGAGCATCAAGTTCCCAATTGATAGATTCTTGTTTAGTTTCAATAACTTAACTTCATCATTCATTTGTGTAACATATTGCTGGATATCTGACAAATCAACCCAATTTTCTTTCTGCTTCATTGTCATTTCACCCTGGGAAGACTGATACTTGTCGTTTAGAGTATCTCTTTTTTCTTGATAAACTTCCAACGCTTTTTTAAATTTATCGTCATTTAGAATGAGAACTATCAATGCATTAAGAAAGTTTCTGACAGTTAGATAAGATTTAATATTATCTTCTAAGAACTCTAGTATCTTCTTGTAGTCACCAACCCATGACAAGGCTGTGACATCTTTTGTTTTATACATCTTTTCATGCAGTTTTTGTATATTATTTACATAGGCTTTCACCGAGGAATCAACAAGGGCGGGTCTGTTTGCTTTGATTATTTCAGTTAGATTAACCATTATTCTATATACATATATTAGATTTTATATATAATATATATATTTTCGTCAATTTTATGTTTTCTTCAGATGTTTCTTATCGATTTTGTAAGCTTTTGATTTTGGATTCACTGCTGCCAGCACACGACTATAACCCCATTGTTCCTTACTCGTCACATTAGGCCGCACTGAAGATGGGTTGGTTTTGTAAGCTCCAATACCTTTGTTGAAAATTATCTTCAAACCACTTAATTTGTATCCTGTCAACCTTGATATATCTTTCAATGAATTTGATTGATTGAGCGGTTGCTTATACTTTTTGTTGAATTGCTGTTTGTATGTTAGCATATATATTACTAGGTTAGAAAAATTAAGCGTATGTCTTATTAACTTTACCATCTTTGAGAGTTAGTATACAGCCCATTTCTAGATATACACGAGTCACCACATCACCATTCGTGTCAAACAGTGACATATCCAATTCAATGCCTGCACTGTTGACCCTTTCACCGTCGAGTTTGATGGCAACAAATCCTCTGGTATTAGTTTCAGCGGGTTTGTTTAAGTTGTATCCTTCGATTGTTTTCGCAGTGTAGTCAGCACGGTCCACATCATATTCACCACCGGTAATGAACAGAGGCAGTCCTTCGGCATTTTGAACTTGATTGAATGCATGTGCGACGTTGTTGACATTACGGGGATATAAGTTTCTGTCATTGTATTTAATATTATATCTAAATGTTGCTGCCTCTTTTGAGACTAAGGAGCTCCCGAAATCATTGAACAGAACTTGTCTTGTCTTACCAGTTTCAGAATTCATTATGATGACCTTGGTAACCATTCGGTTGGCACCACCTATATTTCGCAATATTGTAATATCATCGTCAACTAGTTTATTCGTCATTTTAACTAATCCGTATTCTAATATTGGAATGGTTAGTCCAGTTTTGGCAATTTGTGCCTCGTAGTTATCCATAATTGGCTGAGGGTAATAGATATAGTCTGCAATAAGTTTTGTTTGTTCCGTATCAATGCTTATCGAGCCAGTAATATCATCTCCACCTTTTGGTGTAATGTATCTTTTGGATAAATCAGTTTCAAAGAATAGCTCGATACTTACCTGTTCTTTCATTAAATATAATGGTAATTGCACATTACCTAACCATGGAAACATATCGACTAGACGTATCTGGTAGGTTGGAATTTGTTTAAGGTCGTTGAATTCTTGGAATAATACTGCAGCACCTTTGTATGAGCGACCCGTATGGATACCAACTTCATCGTCAATCATTTGATAGTCCATTAGTATCCCATTAGTTACTGTGTTTCTTTCGAAGTTTTCTTCATTGGAATTGAAACAAGCTTTGTAGGACATGAAGTGATTAAAATCTTGAATCTCAGAAATAACCTTTGCTCCAAATTTCAATACCACACGACTGACAAGGCAATGAATACCAACATTTGGAGGGAAGAATGCCCTTTGGTCAGTTGCGTTTACACCTAAAACTATTTTACTATTTGCATGGAGTCTGCCTTTGTTTTCAAGAACGAATCTGCACATAGTGCTAGTGTGAACAACTGGTTCGAGAATGCTTGTTGTGGTTCCAATTGATTGTTCGGATGGTATATTGCCAGCATTGACCATTATATCTGGTTTTGCTAAAGACATCTTATTATATATACTATATTAAATATAATAAAATTTTATTCTAATAATATTTAGCTTAAAACCTGAATTCCTTGTGGGCTGATTAGGCAAGTGTTCTTTGCATGTGCAAATATGAAAGCAGCAGTTGGGTTATTAGAGTTTAACATAGATTGTAGAACCATCGCAAACTGGTCCGCACTAAAGTCAACACCTTGGTTACTTATGGTATCATAGGCAACTCCTACACCATACAAAGAAGACGATTTAGGCTTCAATTGACTTGATGTGATATTGCTGTATAATGTTCTGTCTAGCTTGGAGAATGGTCTTACACTATTTAAGAAGTTGCGAATTATTTGACCATCAGCTGAATCATTGTTGGAATCGTCTCTTTGCACAGTAACGATATCGTAGTCAAGTGGAAACCTTACACCACCTTTCGTGAATACTACATCGGTCAATGATGCATCTTTGTCATTGTCTTGTCTAATATCCAATGTTTCCATGCCGTTTGCACTGAAGTTATTGATATTCGAAGCAGTGATAAAGTTGCAAAACACCGATAGCACCCTTTTCAATCCTAAGTTAATATTAACTGTTGCATGATTATTATTTACAACCGCATAATATGAGCTTATACTATTATACTCAAACGAGTTAGCGGTTTGCTTCATCAAGGTTGCCAATTGGTCTGGTGGAGGTTGTTGAACCTCTGCGGTTATTTTCAGATTATCGAGTTCATATGTAACCCCACTCACATCGGAACCATCTATGGAAAAGAAAACATTGCTATCTGGAGCTAAGTTGATAGTTAAATTTAGACCTTTGATTCCCCAAGTATCTGATAAAGGAATCGGATTTCTTCCCAATAACACCCCACATGGAAGAGGGATTGAAAACTCCAATGACTCGTCACTGTTCTGGTGGGTATATGATAAACTTGATAAACTGCTCATATTCATGTGACCATTCAAGTCGTTTTCTGAAGTTGTTGCAGGTATATATGAAGCTAAGAAACGATTATAATTTCTGATGTGCTCGATGGTTTGGTTAGTTTTGTTTGATGATACTAATAATTGGTCAATGATACTATAAACTCCTAATGCTGGGTCTATGCTGCTGTCACTTACTCCTCCTCCTTTTCTTGTAAATGCACCATTTAGTCTTAATGTTGAACCAATTAAGAACGTATCTTGGGAACCGATGTTGAACTGAATCAATGGCGTTCCAGAAGAATATCCAGCGGTGTCAGTTGAACTGATGTTCGACGGTAAAATTTCAATGTATCGATTCGACATAATGCTTATTATATATACTATATTATATATAATAAAATTTTATTCTATTAATATTTACGATTGGATTGCAATACCGTTTGCAGTGATTTGAATCGTTCTTACATGACATACGAAATTATTCCATAGCTTGTTCTTTG